AGAGGTGGACCCAGAATGTATAAGTCGACTAATGACTTTCTTGAATGATGGCACATCGATTTCAAATTGTAGATATCGATGAGGTCACCATCGATAATTATCAGGAAACTTTACCTGAGTCCTTGGCGAACCAAGTGGAAATGTTCCTGCCACCCAGTGGCTCATTTGATGACGGATGCCTACGTCGTTACCTTGAAAACTTAAAAAAATACGAAGAAGAAGACGCTAACTCAGGCATGACGTTGGCAAATAGATTGCGTCTTGTGTTCCAAGATCTGCAGCCCGATACGATCTGTGGTAAGTTTCCACAAGCAGAACTGCCATTGAAGAGAAGGCTTCGTTGCGTTGCTGAGTACCTAATTCGCTCTGGTGAATTCAATAAAGTGCGAGACAGCGCCGGTAAACTGGTTAAAAAACGTGGCATCCTAGGCAAACTGGTTGTGCTTTACCAACCGACCGAAAAGCTTTTAGAATCGCTACAACGCCAAGGACTTATAGAAAAATGTCAAACCGACGCGAAAAGCTGATTGCTTCTGTCATCGGCTCAGAGATGGACGAGACTAAGGCCAAGGTCCTTGAAGGTACATTGAAGCTGATCCTTGGTGACATGGGCCAACATTACTGCAAGATGTGGGAACTTGAAGGGCCGGGAGTTATGGTCTTTCAGCCGCAAAATGAGGAACGTTCTATGTTTTTCATGACACTCAAAGAGCTGCACTCAGCGCAAGAGGAGTGTGAACGGGAGAATAACGGCGATCTGGCCGAAACATTCAGACGCGTTCTTGGGGCAGCACAAAAGATTGATCCCCTGGAAAAAGCTGGTTACCTCATTAATGATCATGCAGGCATGCGTTACCTAGAAATTGACTACAACAAGGTGGATGAAAAGAAATGACCGATGGTGTTCGCAAGGTTAAATCAAAGTCTGAAGAAATTGAGTGGATCACCAGCTCTGACCTTGTATGTGCAGCTAATGAGCTGATGGGTGGCATTGACTTGGATGTGGCCAGTTCCAAGCTTGCTAACGAGTACGTGCAGGCTAAACAGTTTTACACACCGTCAGACGATGCGTTGAATTCGCAACTCTGGTATGGAAACGTATATTTATTTCCGCCCTCCGGTGCTTATTTCTGGGACAAAAAGAACGAAAGGTGGAAGATGACACGTGCTTCTGCATTGTCCTTGACATCTTCCCATGCCGTATGGTTTCGGCGTTTGTACCACGAATGGCTGTCAGGTGAAGTGAAGCAGGGTCTTTACTTTAGCAACTGCCCTGACATGATTCGTTACGAGCCTAAGATCTTTAAGTTTCCGATGTGCATCTTAAAAACCATACCAAAATTGAATCGTCATCGCCAGGGCAAGGTGGAGACTGCAACCACGTGCACTTCTTTCCTTGTGTATTTGCCTCCCATGGATTCGGCAACTGAAGCCACCGAACGATTTATTGACATTTACTCGGAACGCGGACATATCCTTTCGTGAACCGGGTATACTAAAAGACGATTACAAGGAACTATGAGCGTCCTCGCCGACTGGGAGATCAAACAGCTTGCTGTAGAAAAGGGTATGATTGAACCCTTTGTTGATCACCTAGTTAACAAAGAGAACGGACGCAAGCTTCTTAGCTATGGACTTAGTTCATACGGCTATGACATCAGGCTTTCCCCTGGGCAGTGCTTAATTTTTGGTAAGGTCCAGGCTGGGGACTGCGATCCAAAGAACTTTGATCCTGCGATCCTCAAGCCTGCCGACCTGCTGGAAGATGAACGTGGTCAGTACTTCTTGCTTCCTCCGTACGGCTATTGCTTGGGCGTTGCACAAGAACGTTTGCAGCTGCCACGTGATGTCACTGTCGTCGCCGTGGGCAAATCGACTTATGCTCGCTCAGGCATCCTTGTCAACATCACGCCTGCTGAAAGTGGCTGGGAAGGTTACCTGACGCTAGAAATCAGCAACTGCACGGGACTCTTCAATCGCATTTATGCAAACGAAGGGATCACCCAATTGCTCTTCTATCGTGGCAACCCTTGTGAGGTTAGTTACCAGGACCGAAAGGGCAAGTATCAAGACCAGCCAAGTAACGTAGTGTTCTCTCAGGTTTAAAACCCTTTGCCAAATTGGGACTGTGGCTTACGGGAATATGCCGTACTACCTACAGTCCCATAAGCGTCACCGTCCTCATTGAAAACGGTGGGCTCAGTAATTTGAGATCTTTGTTGATATGCGCCGGCAGACCTTGCTGCACGCATAAACTTTGCTACGTTATTTTGTTTGTCATTTACAGAATCAGCAGATCGACGTTCCGTTGATTCAATGCGTCGCATGTCTGTGTCATACGCCTGCTCTGGCCTTAGGTCCGATACTTCGGCTCCTGAGGTGCCAGAGTTGTTACGCGGGTCGTATGTGGGCCTGTAAGTGTTTGCCATCTTATCATTGTAAGAGACGTAAATCGCTTACACACCGTGATGCATTCCGCCGCAGGATTCCTGGACAGTTTTGTTCAAGATGAACTGGATTGTCGTTGTCTTACTGAAGAAGATTTTGGCGCACCTCTTTCCAACGAAACCAACGACGTTCCGCTGTACGACCAGTACAACCGAGGCTTGGTACTAGGCGAGCAAGGTTTTGAACGCACCAACCTGGCCCTGGAAGGTGGCGAAAAACGCCCTGGCCTTACCGGTTACATCCCAAGTGCTGAAGAAGGCTTAGGAATGGGTGCAAGCCCAAGACCTAAAGCTTTGATTTTGAATCTTGGCAAACCAGATGAAAAAGAGCTGGTGTTGTCCGCAAAACGTCGCGGCATGATGCGTTAATCTTTTTGGCAGTCAAGCTGGCCAGGCCAAGTACGGTTGCCTTTCACTCTATTCTCTTTTTTGGTTAAAATTTGTAAATTTGTCTCCACATGAAGTCCACACATGTATTTGCTTTGTAAAGGATATATATGATCCACTTCATGTGGGACACCTGTTCTTTCGGTTAATTCATGTGCTTTTTTATATATTTTTTCAATGTTAATTTTATTAGCCCATGCAGGCATTGCTTGTTTTTTAACTGCCCTTCTCTTTGCTAGCCAACCATTTATCAATCCTCTGTTCAGTTGTCTCCATTGTTTTTGGCATGCTTTTTCTTTGAGTTGATTTTTTTCTGACCAACGTTTTCTTGCTTTTTTGAAACCGTTTGGGTGATTTTCTTTGTACTTTTCTCTAGATTTGCGTATACGTTCTGGATACGCTTTTCGATATTTTTCTTGATGGCCGCGTCGTTTTATTTTGTTTGTTTTAGCCCACTTTTGGTTTGCTATTTTGTGGCATTCCGGGCAGCGGGTTTTTTCTTTTGGATAACGATGCAAGCCTTTGCGGCAAGTTTTAAAACCGTCTAAAATGTTCATGTGACCAGTAGAGTGGTTACCGTGGGTAGAGAGCGCCAACTCTGCTACCCTTAAATTGTAACAAACTTTAGACATGGCGACGGAATCACGAGGTACTACAAGCAGAAACGAATGGTTTGCTCCCTTGGATCAGACTAGTGACTGCCCAGGAGGAGTTTGCCCAGTGCCCTGGGCCACTAAAGAGGTGCCTCCTGTAATCCAGGAAGATCTGGTGAATCATCCATCTCACTATGCGGATTCAAGTATTGAGTGCATTGACGCAATTGAAGCACAATTAACCGCAGAAGAATTCCAGGGCTATCTGCGTGGTAATTGTGTTAAGTACTTGTGGCGTTGGCGCAATAAAGGCGGCCTACAAGACCTGAAGAAAACTGAATGGTACTTGGACCGCCTGATTACTGTTAACGAAACTCAAAACGGCTGAAAACCGTCTTCATCTTCTTCCTCGTCGTCGCTGTAAATACATGCGGCGGCGAGTTCTGCTAATTCAATATCGGTTGGGTGATCCCAGTCAATCTCAATGTTTTCAGACGCCATGATGTCTCGGATGGCGTACCACTCCATCAAGCGTTGATGATAAAGGTTCAGCAAAGCAGCATGAAGCTCGTCCCAAGTCATCTCTTGGGCCTGAAGCTCAGCCTTGCGCATTGCAAATTGGAGTTCTAGGGGAAGTTCAAACTCTCTGGGCTCAACTGACCGCTCCATTCCGCTTTGCATTTCTTTACTGCAAGTATTCTAAGCCTAGCTACTAAATTCTAAAGGGACGCCATCATTGGTGTAATCGTCCCAGGGATCGTCATCAATTTGAAATTCGTTAGCAAACTGGGCAATTACGTACGGACTGAGGTTCTGTTCCAGGGACCGGATGGCCTTTACTTGGTGCGGAGCCGCCGTGTAATTCCTGAACGCTGCAAGTAATACATCTGTAGAGGACCAAGGATTTGCGTCGACTTCATGAAGGAAAAGCCGAATCTCCTCACGACGCCTGTGGAGCAAGCCACCAATTACTTGATGGTCTTCACCAAAGACCCAACGGCTCATTTCTTCTGTGGCAGCGGCAAAATCTTCGTGTTCAATACAATCAATTACTCGACCGTACAGAAAAGATTCCCAGCCAATGGAATGAATAAATGAAAGCAACGCCTGGCGCATGCTGTCATCAAGTCCAAGATTTAACTTTGTAAGTTGCGTGTCAATAACGGATAGCTCGTGGAAGAGATACTCCAGTGCTTTTTCTTGACTGCAACACTGGCCACGTTTGACGGGAGAACCATCGGGATAGAACTGAGTCCCAAACCCAATGGTATACGGTTCTGCACCAGTGCACGGACCTGGGTATGCTTTCTCGTTAAACCCTTCGTATTTGCGAATTAGGTTAACGGCACGCGAAAGATCCGACATAGGGGTAACAATTATTACCCCTAATATACATAATTTTTACTTACCTTGGCCGCGCATCTTTTTACGGCCATGGCTAGGCAATGAATGTTGACCCTGACCTTGTCTCGTTTTTTTCGGGCGAGACTCAATTTTTACAGTTGCACTTGATTTGGGTTTTGCCATGGTTAAGTGGATTGACTTGTACAGCTTAACGCGGAATTGACTTGATAATATTTTGAAGTTCACTAACTGCAATCATTGCTTGCACAGCCTCCTCAGAACCAGGCTGAGCCTTCGAAATGATGCTTAATTGACGATTTAACTCTTGCTGCAAAGTAGGGTACTGCCCACCAGTTGCTTCAGGTGTTTCAGACCAGGCTTTTAAATCTGTGTACTTTCCTGCTAATTTCATTACCATTTCACCTTATGGGACCAGTATCGTGCAGACATGATGTCTGGGTTAGAATCCTGGGCATTATGTCTTGCGTAATATGACTTCTTCCTTGCTTTATCCTTAGCTGTTGTTGGGTTCTTGCCAGCGCCTTCTACACCTTGTTGACCAAAACGCACGATCTTCTCTTCACCGCCTTTGCATGCTTTGACCACGTGACTCTTGGTGGGGTGCCCAGGAGTCTTCCGTGGTTTGTTGCACTCCATAGAATCTTTATGAAGCTTGGCAGCGCTAGCCGCTTTACGTGATTTATCTGACATGAGTATTAACCAAATAGTGAACCAAGTCCGCTGCTGCCGAAGAGGGAAGGAGCGCCTTCATCTTCTTCGTCTGAAAAATAATCAAAATAACTTGAGCGAGTTGGTTTATATGTTTCTTTCTTTTTTATAGTATCATCAGAAAGCATTTTATCAATTGATCCCATTGCAGCAAAAGGATCAGAAAGATCAGGCAAACTGAATCCCATCAGTCCTTGCAATCCTTTTACTGAACTAGCCTTGCCCACATCTGAAGGCATTAAGTTTTTGTCTTCTTCGGTGGCATCAGGAAAAAACTCAGTATAAAACTCTGACTCACTTCCGCCATAACCTGCCTTCTGAAAAATATTAAACAGTGCGCTGCCACCAGCAGGCGCTTCAACTTTCTCGTCTGTGTCTCTTTGG